AAGAGGTTACAGAGGCCGTCGAAGTTACGGCAAAAAAAAAGGTTGCTAGAAGTCATCAAAAGTAAAAAGAACATATTATGTATCACGCGGTGGAATCCGCCTTTAAAACAAAAAAAAATGGGACAAAACCTTTTCAACAGCATACAGCTGAACAAACCAAAAAAAAACGTCTTCGATTTAACGCATGACGTAAAGTTATCAACAAATATGGGGCAATTAACCCCTATTTTAACACTCGAATGTGTACCCGGTGACAAATTCGATTTATCATGTGAAAGCCTTATTAGGTTTGCACCAATGATAGCACCAGTAATGCATAGAATGGATGTAACAATGCATTATTTCTTCGTACCAAACAGAATATTATGGACTAACTGGGAAAAGTTCATTACAGAACACAATAGTGAACACGTAGCACCTTATATGGCATATACCAACGGAGATTATACAGCTATGCAAAAAAAATTCATGGACTATATAGGAATTCCACCCGTACCTGTTGGGGGTGTTAGTACAAATGTAAGTGCCTTACCAATGGCAGCTTACCAATGTATATATAACGAATATTACAGAGATCAAAATTTACAAGCACCAGTTGATTTTAAATTAACAGACGGAAATAATAATACAGATGCTGGAGACAGAGAAAGATTAACAACATTAAGACAAAGAGCATGGGAACATGATTATTTTACAGCATCATTACCTTTTGCACAAAAAGGAGCTGCAGTAGATATACCATTAGGTTCTATAGATAATGACGTAGCAGTAAATTGGAATAGTTTAGAAACTTCAAGAACTCAAGTATTAGGACGTGATTATTCACCCGGTGGACCTGAAGGATGGACAACTATTGGAGCATCTAACGGAGTATCAACAACCGGGACCCCAAATATGATTGCAAAAACATCTGAAATAGATATACAAGCAACAACAATTAATGATTTAAGACGTGCATATAAATTACAAGAATGGTTAGAGAAAAATGCACGAGGCGGAACAAGATATATTGAAAATATTTTAACACATTTTGGTGTTAGAAGTTCCGATAAAAGATTACAAAGACCAGAATATATTACTGGAGTAAAAAGCCCAGTTGTAGTATCAGAAGTATTAAATACAACCGGACAAGATGGTGGATTACCACAAGGCAACATGGCGGGTCATGGAATTAGTGTAACATCTGGAAAAAGTGGTTCTTATTCAGTAGAAGAACATGGTTACATTATTGGTATAATGTCAGTAATGCCAAAAACAGCATATCAGCAAGGAATACCACGCACATTCTTAAAAACAGATTCATTAGATTATTTCTGGCCAACATTCGCAAATATTGGAGAACAAGAAGTAGCAAAACAAGAGCTATACGCTTATACAGCAAATGCAAATGATACATTTGGTTATGTACCACGTTATGCAGAATATAAATATATGCCATCAAGAGTAGCTGGAGAATTTAGAACATCATTAAATTACTGGCATTTAGGTAGAATATTTGCAACAGAACCAAGTTTAAATAGTGACTTTATAGAATGCGATCCAACAAAACGTATATTCGCTGTAGAAGACCCAGATACAGATGTATTATACTGCCATGTATTAAATAAAATTAAAGCAGTTAGACCAATGCCTAAATACGGCACACCAATGGGATTATAAAATGTCAACAAAATGTATAACACCTTATCATGTACAAGACAAGTTCACTGGAAACTACATACCAGTGCCATGCAGTAAATGTCCCCCATGTATGAAACGGAGGACAAGTGGATGGAGTTATAGATTGATAAAAGAGGGCGAACGTTCTAGTAGTGCATTATTCGTTACATTAACATACGATACTGAATATGTTCCAATAACAGAAAAAGGATATATGAATTTAGATAAAACTGATATACAAAAATTCTTTAAAAGATTACGGAAACTATCCAAAACAAAAATTAAATATTATGTATGTGGAGAATATGGAACTAAAAAGATGCGCCCTCATTATCATATTATATTATTTAACGCAAATAAAGAACATATACAAAAAGCATGGATATTAAATAACAAACCATTAGGTACAATGCATATAGGACAAGTAAATGAAGCAAGTATAGGATATACATTAAAATACATGACAAAAAAGGGTAAAATACCATTACATTATAACGATGACAGACAAAAAGAATTCAGTTTAATGTCAAAAAGACTAGGAGATAATTATATAACAAAACAAATGATAACTTGGCACAAAAAAGATCTAGAAAAACGTATGTATGTTAACATACCAGATAACAAAAAAATAGCAATGCCAAGATATTATAAAGACAAAATATATACAGAACTAGAAAAAGACAAAATAGCTATGTATTTAAAAGACATAGCAGAAAAAGAAACAGAAAAATTACAAGAAGAATTAGGAGAAACATACGAAAAAGTAATGGTAGAAAGACATATAAACCAATTCAAAAAGATGTACAAAAATGCCGAAATAGGCAGACAATATGAATAAATCAAACGCAAAAAAATACATTATGCAAAAAGTTAAAAATTCGTTAAATTACGATTATAAAGAACAAAAAGGAGAAGTAAACACATTACCTTCGATGACAATACCAGACCAAACTATGTCAATCAGAACAATAGTTGATAGATACGCAAAGGGTTTACCCGTAACATCATTCACACCTATATATGAGGGTGAAGATTATATACCAGACCCTAAAACTTTAGATTTAGTAGAAAGACAAGAATTAGCAGAACAAATTAGACAAGAAGTGGAGAGTATTAAGTCTCGCCAATGGAAAGAAACACAAGATGTTGAAAACACTGTGGAAAACTTAAAAACAGACGTTGAAAAGACACCAATTTAACATTGGTGTCGCTTTCAGCGTAAGACAAGCGCAGCGCGTCAGAAACAAAAAGCACTAATATTCCTTGATATATTAGTGATAATTGACACTAAACCAAAAAAAAGAGCTATATTTATAAAAAAAAGGTAACGAAGTGGACGCAAAATAAAAAAATAAAAGCGAATAAATAGGTTAAAGTCAATTAAAAACTAAAAAACAAAAAACATGCCAATACCATTAGCATTAGCAGCAGCAGCAATACCAGCAATAACAGACCTGGTAAACAGCGGTAGTACATTATATACTAACGCACAAAACAAAAAGTTCAGTCAAGAAATGTATGACAGACAAAGAGCAGACGCATTACAAGATTGGGATAAACAAAACAAATACAATAGTCCAAGTCAACAAATGCAGAGATATAAAGAAGCGGGGTTAAATCCAAATTTAATATATGGGCAGATGTCTAATTCCGCAGCAATTAGAAGTACCGATATGAAACAACCCGACTTTGTAGCACCAAAACTACAAAACACAGGACAAGTAATGAATAATTATATAGATTTAAAACTAAAAGAACAGCAATTATCAAACGATAAACAAGCCGGTGAATTATTACGCCAACAAACTAAAGCAAAAGAATTAGAAAATCAAAACGTAATAGACCAAACACCATATATAGCTGAAGAAAGATATCAAAGGAGTAGATTAACGGGAAAACAAGTAGATAGTATTATGGAAGATATAAACAATAAAAGACTTATGAATCCGTTATTAAGAGATAAAGTAAGTAACGATATTAAAACTATGACACAAAATAGATATTATCAAAATTTAACAACACCTCAACAAATAGCAGTACAAAAAGCTACAACAAAATTAATAGAAGCAAAAATATCTGGTCAAGATATAGAAAATTTATTTAGAAAATATACATATGATTTACAAAATAATTTAGGATTAAATCCAAATATTATATCAGATTTATTAAAAATAGGTGCTTCATCATTATTAAAACCAAGATAATATGAGAATATTTTGTATATATTACAGAGGAATGGTAATAATAAAAAACCAAACATTAGAAAGAGCATTAGAACTATTAGAGCGTTCAAGCGCCTTAACAATAGGAATACAAACAAATAACAATTAAAAACCAAAAAAATGAAAAGAGGTTACAGAGGCCGTCGAAGTTACGGCAAAAAAAAAGGTGGCTATAGGTCATCAAAAGTAAAAAGAACATATTATGTATCACGCGGTGGAAT